TTGGTTAAAAAAATCACCCGAAGCGTGTATTCTTATATGTTTTGCTTTTTTAGGCATTTCAGGTATTCCACCTTTTTTTATAAATTCAAAATTATTCCACCTATGTTTTCTTACTGCTGGAAAACGCTCACTTGAAGCAGCATAACACCTATATGAATTGCTTTTATTATTAAATTTTCCAGTAACCCTATCTACTTTTACTAAACATTCTTCTGCTTTAGGACAAGTAAAACCAGTAGGTAAATTCCATTCATAAACTATTGTGCTATAATATTTATTTTTTCTTATAAACTTCATACTAATTTAATTCAACTTTGTATATTTCTAAAAAATCTTCTTCATCTAATTGTTTCTGGTAACAAAATATAGTAATAGCGTCTTGTAGGTTTAGTGCTTTAATATATGATATTGGCTCTTTTTCAGTATTATTTTTAATATAAAAAAAATATGTTTTCATAACTTTATATGTTCATAGTCTTTATTAATAAAATCTTCGTAATCTTCACCTATGGCTATTTTTATTCTTTCTTTACAATTCTTTAATGTATGGAATATACAAAAATAGCTTATACCTATTTCTTTCTCTAATGTTCTTATGCTTTTACCTGTATTAAAATATATTGTAAATAATAGCTGGTCATACCATCTCCACGTCAATATCTCATTAATTATTTTTTGTAAAATGATTTCATATTTAATTTCTTTTTGTAATTGTTCATCAAAAACATTTTGTAGATCATAAGAATTTTTTTGGTTTATAATATGTTTATTTAATACTTCCATGCTCGAAATTTCAGCACCCAAATCTTTAAAATCATAACTCAATTTTTTATAACTTCCTTCACTGTTGTTTCTTTGTTTTCTCATGTTTATAATATATGTATTTCTTAAAGTAAAATACATGTAGCTTTTGTTTAATACACCATTTTGGTATATCTTTTCCTTTGATGACCTTTCTATTAGTCTTATGTACATATCTTGCACATAGTCCTCGCTAAATTCTTTTGCTCCAAAATCATGCATTATTTTAAGCCATAAATTGTGATATTTATAAACCTCTGTAATCCACTCCATTTTGGTTTTTTGTAAATATAAAAAAAAACCTTTACATTTCTGCAAAGGTCTTTTATTAGTTATAATAAAATAATATGATTACTCAAATATAAGTAAAATTTTTAGAATGGCAAGTCATCATCAATTTCGCTTTCTATTTTATCTTCTGTAACTTGTCTTGGTGTTCCTTCCATTTTATCTGTTTTTGGTTTCCAGGTATCAACAGTTAAAGAAACATCTTTGCCATATTGGTCGGCTTCATCACTTATATTAATGTTTAATCTGATAAATTTATGTCCTTGAAATTCCTCTATGTATTCTTTTATTTTATCTGGGCTAATAGTTACCTTTAACCATTTGTCATTCATTTTTTTACCACTTCCACAGTATATTGTTTTTTCTTTATTCATTTTTTATTTTTTTTTAAATTTAAAATTTGTGTTCCATATTTAATTTGCCCATACGTTAAAAAATTAAATCTAACATCTTCACCTAACTTTTTATCACTTTTTGGGTTCTCCATAATAGCTCTTAAAGTTGCTTTCAATAGCCAAATCATTTCCTCATGGGTCATTGGCTCATCTTTGCAAATTTTTTCAAGTTTTATCATTTCTTCTTTTGTCATAATTTTTCAATTTCATTAACTAAACTTTTTTTTATTTCCTTTATTTCTTTTGTTCCAAGCCATTGTAATAATTCGTATGATTCAAAAAGTATTGTAAACTCTTGTTCATTCCATTTATCAAATAAGCATAAATAAATATGATTCGATTTTTTATCATTTTGGTACGCAATTATTTCTGGAAATTCTAAAATGATTCTATCATTTTGTTTTGTTTCTTTAGACATGAGCTGTTAGTTTTATGTTTAATTCTTCAATCAATTCATCATAATAAACTCTGCATTCTTCAATCCTCTTTTTAATTGATTCAATGACTTCTTCATCATAATCAATTTTAAAAATTTTTACTTTCAAATTGTTATCTATATCATTATACAAATGCAACTTCTCTACGTGAGCCCTAATTTCAGGGTTTTCATCTATTAAAAACTGTTTCCAATGTAACCTTCTTACCTCATCTTCTATTTGAATTTGAGGGGTGTTAACAAGACAATAGCAAAGATATGAGCAACTTTTACCAGTTAGCCACATGTATCCCATCAATTGGTAATAATAAGCCTTGTTATTCAATTTTTTCTCAAAATGAGGAAAGCTAAAAATATCCCAGCTACTTTTAACATCAATTAAAACATCATTTGTGTTTACGTCTGGAATTCCTTTAATAAAATCGTTTTCTAATTTTTCATCATTCTTGTATAAAAATCCTTTGTCTAAAATCTTTTCTGAAAGTCGTATTGCTTCTTCTTCTACTTCGTTTCCTTTTTCTGTGTACTTTGAAGTAAAATATTTTCTTCTGCCAAAATAATTTTCTATTGCCAATTCCTCTAAATAATTTTTAGTGGTTTTACTAAGTGCTTCATTTTTAGAGCGTGCATTAGTCATTATATTTCCAAGTGCTGAACATCTAATTTTTAGCATAATTTTAAAGTATTAAGTTGAACATCAGTTAAAGAATAATGCTTTTTTACTGTTTCAATAGTAATTTCTTTATTCTGTAATTTTTTAATTACATCTTTCATTTTTTCGACTGGTAGAATAGGTTTTTTAATTTTTATATTTGATTCTTTTGATTTTATTTCTTTTCCACATGCGTCAATATCTTTATCAGTAATTATTCCCAAAAAACTACTTAAGCAATATCTCCTAAAATATGTAATTGCAGAGCCATAAACTTGGAATGTATTCATGCCTTTTAGCTGAACTCCTTGTGGTATTTCTGCAATTTCTTCGACTGGAATAGCACTTTCATCTTTAGTATGATATATTTTTGTTTTGAGATTAGTTCCAACAATAGGTTGTATAAAAGCTATATTGTGCTTTTTCATTAATGGTAACAACTCTTTATAAATAGCCGATAAATCTGCATAGGTATATCCATAACCTTGTGTTGTTTTGTGTATCACTTGACATTCTTGTTGAACACAAGCAATAGCTTTTAATGTTGGAAATTCTGATTTTTCTTTTTTCCTGGAAACAGTTGAACTGTTATTTAATTCTTCTTCGGCTAATTCAATAACCTTTTTTGTGGTTTTACTCATCTTATTTGTATTATATTTTGCGCATAAATAGGTATGCACTTCCTTCTTTTATCTTGTATAAATTTACGAATTATCTTCGATTAATTTACATTTGTGTTTAAATTCAATTATCATTTTTTTTAATTCTTCTTTATCATGTTTATGTACTCCTTTGCTCCTTTGCTCTAATTTATTGAATTCTTCACTTCCAATTCTTTTCAATAATTCCTTGTGATAATTAAACAAATTGCCATGTTCATATTGGTTGCAATAAACACATTGTGCGTGTATATTATTTAAATCAAATCGTATTGAGCCATGACCACCAGCACTAAAAAAATGCCCAGCGTCATACTTTCCTGTTAATGGTGTATCACATGATATACAACCTTTGTCTTTGTCTCTTAATCTTACGTATCTGTTTACCCATAACTGGCAAAGTTTTACATAATCACTTGTAGTTTTTAATTCTTGTTTCATTCTTTTTTTTCTTTTTTGCCATTGTAATTTTTTCACTTTATCAACCCAGATTTTTAAGCACTCATCATCAGTACAATATTTCTGGTTAAAGTGTAGAACTTCAAATTTCTTTTTACAATTTTTACAACGTGGCATTTTCTAATAATTTTTTATTGATTTTTTTTAATTCATTTAATTCTGTTTGTAACTCTAATAATAATTTGCTATTTCTATATAAATCTCCAGACATGGACATGTTTTTTAAATCTAATCTATGTAAAACAATTTGTGCCTTAGCCAACTCATTTAAACTGTCTTTTTGTGTCTTTATTAATTCTGTTTTTTCTGGTGTAAATTTTTTTAGATCCACTAATGTTTTTTCTGCTCTTAAAAACACTTTGTTCAATCCTAATTTAGCATTAATTATCTCAATCATTTTCTATATTTTTTTAATACGTCTATTCCTTTTATTGTAAAACCAAAGCCATTGTTAAAATTAAATAATAAAGGCATATTAAATTCCGTTAAATCTCCGCCTGTATCTTTATCCTTTATTTTCTCGGTTGAAATCATTGTTTCATATTTCATTGTTTTACTCTTAACAAGTCTATGTATTGTTATCATGTCATCACATCTGTTTAAAAAAGCTTTTCC